TTGAGGGAAAGCTTCAGCAACAACTGCTTTAGTCACTCTATACTTAGATTGAAGATTCTTGTTACAGGCAAGAACGAATAAATCTGCTTCATCTTCCTGTAGACCTTCTAGGAGTTGTATAAACAACTTCTCTCTATGCATTGATGTTAGAGTCTCATCACCACCTTTAAAGAAGCGATAAAACCCCTTATATTCATGATCTAGTCGAGTATGCTCAGTTCCTGCGGGTGCTTCATTTCTTTTAAATGGTACATCACCCTCTGGAAGAGAGAACTTCAAAGATTCATCAAAATTGATGATTAGGACTGATCTGAGTCCATTGTTGTTGTATTGTTGTAATAATGCTATCTTCTCTTTCTTTGTTTTAGCGGAAGAGACCTGTTGTATAATTTCAGTCAACAACGCATCATTTGGTAATTTTTTTGCCATAATAATGTTACCTATCAAGTCAGTATACTACTAATCCTCATCTTCGTCAAGTAGTAGGTCATCGTCCATGAATTTAACTGCTAGCAGTTCTTCATTTACATATGATCCATTACCATCCAAAAACTCAGGATGTAGGTTATCTAGTTGACGCTTATATGTGTTTTGGTCAACGGTACCTCTATATATCCATCCTATTATACCGCCCAATCCAAAGGCGAATATGGTGCTAACACTAGCAACCCAGATCATTAAGTTAGTTTCCATGTCTCTCCGTGATGTCAAATTTTATTCTTAATCGACACCTCCACTTAAAGAAAGGGAGGGTCAAATCAAAGTCGAAATTACTCTTCTTTACCCTCCTTGCTCTTGGGAGCATTAGCTCTATGCCTTTATTTAGCGATGGATTTTTTCCTCCTGCCTGGTCGGTGCTCCCACTCGTATCTTTTGGCATCATCAATAATTCCTCTCAAGTATTTTACAATTTTCCTCGCTTCTGGTTTGCTAAGGAAGTGGTACGCTTCACGGAGTTGCGTATGTTCTGAATCTTTACCGCCCTTGATGTACTCCTCAAGGTCGTGTGCGGTGTCTTCTATCGCCTTAGCGGTAGTTGACTCCAAAAACTCTAATGTCGACTTCCTAGTCGCTTTAGAGTGGGTCAGGAGGGGGTATAGTTTGAACAGGAACCTCTTCTCCAGTATTGCTACGTCAAGTGCTCTTTCAGCAAGTTCGTAGACATCATCAATCTGTTTAGACAAAGTTGTGCTCTCTTAAGTATTTTACTGTGTCGGTACAACCACCGAGTTTTTTACCATTACATGTGACTTGGGGAAATGTTGCCCCATTGCCAAATTCCTCGTAAAACTCGTGTCGGTTGAAGTCCGTATCCAGATCATATACCACATGTGGTAATTTGGCAAGCTCTAAGACTTGTTTGATGCGAGTGCAGAATGGGCACCCACCTTTTGAGTAGACAGTAAAGTTCATTGAGGTACTTCGTAATTAAACCAACCAGTAGCTATATATTTCTCTTCGATCTCAGATATCTGCCCTTTGTGAACATGTGTCCACGCAGCAGGCCAAAGTGCGATTCTCCCGACAATCGCTTCCATGGTAAACCCTTGCTCAAGGAACATTGTTCCTCCATCTGAGCAATTATTTAGAAATACGCTCCATGCCAAGGCACGTGTTGTTTGCGGATTCGGATAATTCGTGAAATTGGTCGTTTCGTGATGCCACAACTTAAAACCGCCTTTTGGTTTATAGTGCTGTAGGTTGAAACTGTCGTGTAACGAAAATCGGTCAGTATGTTGTAAATTTTTATGTTCTTTCTCGTATTTCTCAAATGCCTTTACTAGGGCACTGTAGATAATCCTATGAGTCAAACTGGACTCTGAAAATCGCGTATATACGTCTGTAGAGTCCTTTAACTCAGGATCGACAAAACCATACCCTATCTGTCCCGCTTCTTTGTCGGGATGTTTGTTAAAATATTGAATTATGACATTACAATCATCAGCGGTCAAAATGTCATCATATATGCCGATAAAGTTCATTTAGTCATCATATACTAGACACTCAGGTTCATCTGGGTGTAAATCACAAAATAGCTCTAGAGCGTTTGGGTCATGGTGGTCTCCCGCCTTGATCTCTTCTTTATGGTGTTCAGCGTACTCTTGTAACTCCACCAACTCAGTTTTATAATGCCTTCTAGCAGCACTAGAAACTGTTGGATCGTTTACGTGGTCTAAGTCATACTGAATGTGTTCTTCGATAGTTTTCATCTTTGTAACCTCGTGTACACTACTATTTATTGAAAAAACCCTGTGGGCAAAAAATACCCGAAATATTTTTTCCACTTTTCTGGGCACAAAAAGTCGGATTTCCCTCAGTATAGCATAAAAAAAGACCCCCTGTAAATAGGAGGTCTTTGATCTCGAACAAATATATTTATCCGATTGATGGAGCAGTTAATGCTACTTCTGTTGTCTCAGCAGATGCTAAGTCAAGTGGGAAGTTGTGAGCGTTACGCTCGTGCATTACTTCCATACCTAGGTTTGCTCTGTTAAGAACGTCTCCCCATGTAGGGATAACTTTACCATTAACATCAACAACTGATTGGTTGAAGTTAAATCCGTTCAAGTTGAATGCCATTGTACAGATACCCATAGAGGTTAACCATACACATACAACTGGGAACACTGCTAGGAAGAAGTGAAGACTTCTTGAGTTGTTGAAAGAAGCATACTGGAAGATAAGACGACCAAAGTAACCGTGTGCTGCTACTATGTTGTATGTTTCTTCTTCTTGTCCAAACTTGTAACCATAGTTCTGTGACTCTTCTTCAGTTGTCTCTTTGATTAGAGAAGATGTAACTAAAGAACCGTGCATTGCTGAGAATAAAGATCCTCCGAACATTCCTGCTACTCCCATCATGTGAAATGGGTGCATAAGAATGTTATGCTCTGCTTGGAACACGAACATGAAGTTGAACGTACCTGAGATACCTAAAGGCATACCGTCTGAGAAAGATCCCTGACCAAATGGGTACACTAGGAATACAGCAAATGCTGCTGACACTGGTGCTGAATATGCTACACAGATCCAAGGTCTCATACCTAAACGATATGATAGTTCCCACTGTCTTCCCATGTATGCTGAGATACCAATTAGGAAGTGGAAGATAACGAGTTGGTAAGGACCACCGTTATATAACCATTCGTCTACAGTTGCTGCTTCCCATATAGGGTAGAAGTGTAGACCTATTGCGTTTGATGATGGAACTACAGCACCAGAGATGATGTTGTTACCATACAAGAAAGAACCCGCAACTGGTTCTCTGATTCCGTCGATGTCGACTGGAGGAGCAGCGATAAAAGCTACAATGAAACATGCTGCTGCTGCGAGCAAACATGGGATCATGATTACACCGAACCAACCAACATAAAGTCTGTTGTCTGTGGATGTAACCCACTCGCAGAATTCAGGCCACCCTGCTAGGAGACCACCGCTTCTACGTGCGGTTCTGTTTGAAAGAGTTGTCATTAGTAAGACGTTTTAAGTAGGGCATCAAGGGTAGATGCGAAACTTATTTCCAGTAATCCCTCACTACTGGATATTAGAGACGACGTATTATACTGCCTATAGGTCTCGGTTTGAGAGCAGTTTGTAGTCAGGGTTACGATTGTTTCGAGTCCTTCCTAATGGTGAGGAAATCCTCACTTCAGTTATTTATATTACGATATCTTTACACAAAAGTCAATCAGTATATATACTTATTCTTCAAATTCTTCACCCATCATCATCTTCATCATCACAACAGCGACAGAAGTGATCACAACAGTTCCTGCTGTGATCTCTAAGAACATAGGAATGATGTGTGCTGCGTTCATCTTACATACCCTGCCAGAATGTATCACCTACTGGTTGCATATTTCTTGAGAGGAAGTATAATCCTAGGTTACATACGAACCAGTTAATATTAACAATCCATGTCTCTCTCCATAGGTACTTCCTATTTGTCTGTACGATATACATGTGTCTCTCGTTCAGTTCAGTTGAAGGTGTGAGTGGTCTGAACTTCAACCACTGCTCTAGTCCTAGTGCGATAACAAATCCAATAGCATAGATGTAGAAGACAAAGTTAAGTAAACTTGATGCTGATAGTAGTAGTGGAATCATCCGACCTCCTGTAATTTTTGTGCGACTGTTTGTTTTTGTATTGGTGCTACGTCATTCAATCCGTTAGCATCAAACCATGGTGCGGTCTCCCAGTCAAAACCCTCACCAAATGTATTGTCTGCCTCTGCTACGTACCAGTGACATGCTGAGTCTGGTACATCTACAGCACACTTCTCCCAATCATCTGACCATTGTGGTACTTGAACCCAGATGACAGGTTCTTTATCCATAGCGTGTGTGATCTGTGGAAAAGCTAGAGACAAAGATACGACAGATACTATTGCCCAAAAGAATGTGGGTATGTACCTGACGCTCATCGGTCTTTTATATACTTCCATGACATCGTGGTAAGATTGTGACATTAGATCGCTCATATTATTCCTAGTGATCCTGCTGCTGTCCCTATGACAACAAAAAATCCGAACTCAATTAATGAGTAGTACGGATTAAACATTAAGTTTTTCATACATATGCGATGCTACCTACACCTGTTACGATGTAAAGGGTAACGATTGTTGTGAATAGAATGTGATACATTATGCTCCTTGGTATACTGGTGTCATTACTCCACCACCTTCATCGTCATCATCATCGTCACCACTGATGGCACGAAGAAGTAACTCAAGAAATACTATGGCACCCATTGGATAGAGACACCATAGTATTGCTTGGAAGGGAGTGATAGCATTGTCTGCTACTAACTCGGTCATTAGACGAAACCTGGTATGAGTTGTCCTGTTGTTAAATAAGCACCGATCCCTGCGATGATGCCTAGCATTGCTAATCTACCGTTAAGTTTCTCGGCAACGATCTTTTCCTTTTCGATATCTTTCATTAGAATATACCTGGAATGATTTGACCTGTTGTTACGTAAGCACCTACTGCTGCTACGAAGCCAAGCATTGCTGCCCAACCATTAAATCTTTCTGCTTCTGGAGTCATTGTTTTTTACCTGTTAGAATTGTTTTAGAATAAACCTGGTGCTATCCATCCGAATAGACCGTAGTTGATAGTGCCGATCACTAGACCGAGCATTGCGAGACGACCATTAAGTCTCTCTGCGTACTTCCAGTAATTATTTTCCATTAGAAAATACCTGGTATGATTTGTCCTGTAGTGATGTAAGCACCGATGAGTGCCACAAAACCAACCATTGCCCAACGACCATTGACTTTCTCAGCGTTCTGAGGATAGCCTTCGTAGGACACAGACTCATCTATGTAAGGACGGGTCTCGTTTGGGAAAGCATTTTGTCTTCCACCTGATTCAGTAGTAACTGTCATTGAAATTAGTTTGTAAAGAACTGTAACAATATTATATATACAAGTATTAAGTTTTGTCAAGTACCGTGTGCCAGTTCTGTGACAGACATACGATTTCTTAATGATT